GCTCGGAGTCCAATTTTGACCGTCCGGCCTTTCATGAGATGATGGCCGAGGTCAAGGCTGGCAAGATCAACTGCATCGTGGTCAAGGATTTGTCCCGCTTCGGCAGGGACCACCTGGGCGTGGGGGAGTATCTGGAACAGTTATTTCCCTTCCTTGGTGTGCGTTTTATCGCAATCAACGACAACTATGACAGTCTGCACAGCAACGTGGAATCTGATGAGCTGGTCATCCCGTTCAAAAACCTCATAAACGAGGCATATTGCCGGGATACCTCGGTGAAAACACGGAGCCAGCTTGAAATCAAACGCCAGCGCGGAGATTTCATCGGCTCTTTTGCTGTTTTTGGCTACCGGAAGGACCCGGAGAACCGCCACCGCCTGCTGGTAGATGAATACGCCGCCGGTGTGGTACGGGATATGTTCAAGTGGAAGCTGGAAGGAATCAGCGCGGGCGATATTGCCGACCGCCTTACAGCGGCGGGCATCCCCACGCCTATGGACTACAAGCGGTCCCAGGGGATGCGCTACTCTACGTCCTTCCGGCTGAAAGAGGAATCCGTGTGGGATGCCGGGATGGTGCTGCGGATTCTGAAAAATCCGGTCTACATCGGCGTGTTGGAGCAGGGGCGCGTGACCACCCCCAGCTATCGGGTGAAGCGGCTGGTGGTGAAGCCCCGCGAAGAATGGGCGGTGGTGGAGAACTGCCATGAGCCGGTCATTGACCGCTATGACTTTGAAAGCGTTCAGAAGGTGCTTGCCCTGGATACGCGCACCAGCGTCAGCGGCAAGGCGGTGGAGCTGTTCTCCGGCATGGTCTACTGCGGCGAGTGCGGCGGGGCCATGATACGAAAAACCGTCCCCACCGCCAAGAAGAAGTATGTGTACTATGTGTGCGCCGCGCACAAGAACGAAAAGCGCTGCTTCTCCCACTCCATGCGGGTGGAAACGCTGGATGAGATCGTGCTGGACGCATTGAGAAGATACATCCAGGATGTGATCGACCTCTCTGACCTGCTGGAACTGACCGACACGGCCCAGCTTCAGCAAGCGGGTATGCGAAAGCTGCAAGGCCGTTTGGAGAAGAAACGGGAAGAAATCGACCGCAATCAGGCCCTTTTGCGCTCCCTTTATGAAAGCCTCGCTGACGGCGTGATCGACCGGGACGAATACCAGGATTTGAAAAAGACCTACTCCCGCCGCCGTGCCGAGGCGGAGGAACAGGCCGAGGCCATCCAAGAGGAAATGAGCCGGGAAATGGGCAATTTTTCGGAGGGCCGGGGCTGGATGGAGCAGTTCCGCAAGCACCAGAACATTGACGCTCTGGACCGTACCATCATTGTATCGCTGATTGAGCGTATCCTGATTTTCCGTGACCGCCGTGTGGAGATCGTCTACCGCTGGCACGATGAATTTCACTGGCAGATGGATTTGCTGCGGCAGGCCCAGGGAACCCTTCCCGGAAGGGAGGCGGTCTGAAATGGCGCGGACGAAACGCAAGGTCAATCCCGTCCTGCCGGTAGCTGTCCAAGCGGAACAGCCCCGCCGGATTTATCAGGTGGGCGGCTATGCCCGCTTGTCGGTAGAGGACAGCGGAAAGCCCGGAGCGGACACGATCAGCACACAGCGGGAATTGATTCAAAGCTACATTGACGGCCAGCCGGATATGCGGCTCTATGACCTTTACTGCGACAACGGACGGACGGGAACGAACTTTGACCGCCCGGAGTTTGAACGGATGATGGAGGATGTTCGCTCTGGCAAGGTAGACTGCATTGTGGTGAAGGATTTATCCCGGTTTGGCCGCAACTACCGGGAAACCGGCAACTATCTGGAACGGATTTTCCCGCTCTTGGACGTGCGGTTTATCGCCGTCAACGACAATTTTGACACGCTGACCGCCGAGCGGACCCAGGACGGCTACATAGTGCCGCTGAAAAACATCATGAACGCCGTTTACAGCAAGGACATATCCAGGAAGATTCTTCCGGCCATTTCGACCAAGCAACAGAAAGGAGAGTTCATCGGTTCATGGGCGGCATACGGCTACCAGAAGTGTGCCGGTAATGCCCACCGGATTGAGCCGGACCCGGAGACTGCGCCGGTGGTGCGTGAGATATTCTCCCTGCGTCTGACGGGGATGAGCTATCAGCGGATTGCCCGGACCTTGAATGAGCAGGAAGTCCCTTCCCCCGGACGGTATCTCTGCTTGAAGGGGGCGGCAAAGTGCGAATCCTATGCCAATTCCCGGTGGACCATAGCCTCCGTAAAAAAAGTCCTGACCGCCGAGGTCTACTTGGGTCACATGGTCCAGGGACGCAAGCGGTCCGGCTTCTCCGAGGGGAAAAAGCCCTACTATGTGCCGGAATCCGAGTGGGTGATCGTCCGCGACACCCATGAGCCGCTGGTGGATGAAGAAACCTTCCGTGCGGTTCAGAAAATGGCCGTAGAGGCCAGCAGCGCCTATAAGGAGCGGCTTGGATGTCATGACGCCTTGGGGACGATCCCCAATATCCTGCGGGGCCTGATCTTCTGTGCTGACTGTGGCCGTCCATTGGTGCGCTACAAATGTGTTACGAACAAGGGAACAAACCTTTACTACGTTTACATCTGTCAAAGCCACTCTAATGATTTGGCCTCCTGCCCCAAGAAGTATTTCCATGAGACGAAGCTGATTGAAATTCTTTGGGATACCTTGCGGCGTGAGATCGCGCTGGCTGAAAATCTGGACAAGTTGGTACGCCAGTACAGTAAATCCGCAAAGGCGGTCAGCCGGGAGGCGGAGGCCAAGAGGGAGATCGCCGCCGCGAAACAGGCTTTCAGCCGTGCGGAAATGCTCTATGACAGCTTGTACCAGAATTACGCTGACAAGCTGATGACCGAGCAGGAATACACGGAAATGAAGCGGCAGTACCGCTCTGATATGGAACAGGCGCAGGCCCGGTTGGATGAGTTGGAACAGCGGCAGAGGGACGAGCGGCAGCGGACCACGGAAAACCCCTGGCTTACCGCCTGCGGTCAATTCAAGGAAGAAACCGCGCTGACGGAGGCCATGGCTCACGCTCTGATTGACCGGGTGGAGATTGATGGGGCGAACCGAGTTTCCATCACTCTGCGCTACCGGGACGAATACAACGCCCTGCTCCGGCTGCTGGCGGCAGAGGGAGAGGCGGTGTCCGCATGAGCGTTATCACCGCAAAATATATCCGCTTGTCCTCGGAGGATGATGATTTAGGGAAAAGCGGCAAAGTTGAATCCAACAGCGTCACGAACCAGAGAAATTTGCTGGACGCTTTTATCAGCCGTACCCCGGAATTGGCGGATACCCGCGTGATCGAGTTCTGTGATGATGGATGGAGCGGCAAAAACTTTGAGCGTCCCGCTGTCCAGGAGATGATCGCCCAGGCAAGGGCCGGGAAAATCCAATGTATCGTTGTCAAAGATTTATCCCGCTTTGGCCGTGATTACCTGACTGTCGGCAACTACATTTCCTGCGTGTTCCCCTTCCTGGGAGTGCGGTTTATCGCCGTCAACGATGGCTTTGACAGCATCCGGCCCACCGATGTGGACAGCCTGGAAACCTCCTTCAAGGCCCTTCTGTATGACCTTTATAGCCGGGACTTGTCCCGGAAGGTACGGAGCGCGAAGAAGTTCCGCGCCCAGCGGGGGGACTTTCTCGCGCCCTTCGCCCCCTATGGCTATGTCAAGGACCCGGCTGATAAGGCCCGGCTGGTCATAGACCCGGAAGCGGCGGAGACAGTACGGCGCGTCTTTCATCTGGCGGCGAGTGGACACAGCGCAGACCAGATCGCCATGGCGCTGAACCGGGAAACTGTGCCAACGCCCATGCTTTATAAGCGGGCGGCGGGCTGCTCCCGGACACGCTGGCCCAGCATTGAAGAAAACAACTTCTGGACGGATACCGCTGTTGTAAAGATTCTCCGTGATGAACGCTACTTTGGTAAAAACATCTTTGGAAAACGGATACGGGACAGGGTAGGCCACACGCACACCGTCAAGGTCAGCCGTGAGGACTGGATCGCCGTGGAGAACACCCATGAGGGCATCGTAACGCGGGAAGAAT